CGCGAACAGTTGTAGATGGGGTGGCGATTTGCCAAGAGTTGGAGAACTCGCCGCTCCAGCTGGGGCCTGCTTTTTGAAGTTCGCGCACGACACGCTCGGAGGCGGCGCGGGGGCCGTTGTAAACCGTGGTAGCGGCAACGCGATCCAGCTCTTTTAGGAGTTTGCCGAAATCGTTACGTGCCATTATTGGGGCCTCGCGATCAGGGTGTGCATCACCGGGCTGTCGCCTCGGTAGCTGGTGATGGCGATGATCTTGGCCTCGCGGGTAACGCTGTCTTGGGTGTACTGGATGCGGTCGGCTTCAGTGGGGTAGTAAGACCCAAGCTCGGCCGCTCCAATGATCACCTTGAGATCGGTGGTCTGGTACAGGCCCTCGGATTCGCGTGGATTGATGCGCGTGATTACAGCCTTGACCGAAACATTAGTATCTGTGCCGGTGATGGCGCCAGTGGTTGGGTTGTAGGTGCGAGGTGTGACGGTTTTGATGTACGTGATGGTCTGGCCCCAGTCGCCGAGGATGGAGGCCGGGATAGAACCGAAGGTGGTGTCGATTAGGCCCATGTCAGCCTCGGAAGGCGCGGAGTTGGAAGCCGCCGGCGCCACCGATTGTGTAAGCGCCTAAGTATGCCTGCAGCCAGGGGTAGACGTCGAAGACATTGTTGATCACGCCGTTGGCTTGGCCTTCTTTGTACTGGACGCGCAGTTCGCCAAGTTCGACTTCTTTGTACAGCTGGTCCGGGTCGTTTTGAGTGTTGGTGATGGCGTCAGTGTCGTTTGCCAGTTCACGCGCCAGTTCGTAGGTGGCGAACTTGATTTCTTTCGGGATGACGTTGCAGACCAGTTCGACGCGGTCGATCAGCCAGTTGTTGCGGGGCCACTTCAAGGCCTGGCCGTTATCGCAGCGGTCGCCGTAAAAGTTCAGGCTGTCGATCCAGCGGGTGGCGGAGATCAGGGCGCGGTTTTTCTGGTCGGTCGTTTTTGTGGTCCAGGTGGACGAGTCGGGAATTGTCTCGAAGTAGGCGTCAGCTTCGGCCAGCGTTACATAGCTGTTGGCCGATGCAGAACTCAAAGTGGCGTTAATTGTGGCTGGCACTGCACGGCGGCCGTCTTTGTTTCAGTGTAGCGGCAATGAAAAAGCCCCACCCGAAGGTGGGGCCAGTAAAGATCTGATCGAAGATCAGATGGTGCTGGTGTCTAGGGGGCTGTTGACCACGATGCGCGACAGCGGGATAAGGTCGATGTCGTAGGTGGCCTGCCAGTTGTCCTTGTCGTACAGGCTGGCGTTGGTCGGGTTGTCCGAGGCCGAGATCCACTTGGTGCCCATCACGTGGTAGGCGCTGTGGTAGTCGACCGAGAGGACGTCCTGCTTGGACAGGATGTTGCGGTCAGCTTCGATGCGGAGGTCCTGTTGGACGCCCTCAAGGATGGTGCCGCTCTTCAGCAGGTAGCAGTTGAACTCACGCTGGTCGCCGCTGTCGCCAGGAGCAACAGTGTTGACCAGGGGGTCGATGATCACGCGGCAGCCGGCAAATTCGCCGATGCTGCGGGCACCGATGCCCACGCCGCCACCGCCCCAAACAACAGCGCCGGAAGCCGCAAGGGCCGAGGTGCTAAAGGTCAGCATACCCACCTGATACAGGTAGTAGCCGACGGAGGGGTGGACAACCAGGATGTCCATTTCGTCGCCACGCTCGCCAAGGCGGGCGCGAGCTTCGGCAATGGTGGCAGCGGTCAGGAAGTTGACTTCGGTGGCACCAGAAGCGGTGCCTTTGCCCTTATACAGACCGTTGGCACCCAGAGGACCGTTGTTGGTGTCGGAAGCACCAAACAGGCCGTACAGGTGGCTGAACAGACGCTGGCTGTTCAGTTTGTTGATCGCGTCGGCAAGCTGGTTGCGGATGTGAAGCATGGGGTCTTCACCGGCCGCGAGCATTGCGACGTCGTCCACTGCATACGCAAAGCCGCGATGGCAGATGGTGGCGATCTGGGTACCTGTACCGATCTTCTGAGGGGTCAGATAGCCGGCGTTGCTGGTGCCCCAGGTGGCCGTCCCGTTCATGATCTCCTCGGTGGGAGCAGTCGGGTTAAATTCGGGGACTTGGATGCGGGTGCCGCCTTCGCGGGCATCCAGCAGAGCATTGCGCACAACGGCGCCGCTCTTGATGAAGAGCGAACGCTCTTTGATCGCCTCAGACACATAGGTGCTGAGGTTATTGCGCTTGACGATGTCCGCCAGAAGGACACCGCCGGAATAGTTCTGGAAAGGAGCAGCCATTGGGCCTCCGAAAGGTCAGGGGGTTTGCGTCCCAGTCACAGACTTGGGTGGTGGTGCCTCACTGAGGCTTAAAGACCGGCTTCCCTCTTCAGCACTGCTGCGAGTTCAGGGTCTTGGGCGGACAGCATCATCTGCTGCGTTAAGTTAATACTACCTTCCTTCCAGGGGTTGTTCATACCCGGAGCGACGGTAGAGGTGGGGTTGGGCTTGGCGCCCATTCCAGCGGCAGAGCTAGGTTTGAAGTGGTGCTCGAAGCCGGAGCCTGGGTTCTTCAGGTTGTTTAGATATGCCTGAAGGTCTTGTTCCACGCCGCCGTTGAGGACAACGACGCTGCCGCCTTCGTTTTTGCGGAGGTTGTTTTGTAACAACATCAGCATTTGCTCGGCGTTAATTGCGCCAGCTTGGCTGATAGCCGACATCGCCGCTGTGCGCATTGTTGCGGCTTCGTTAGACGTGCGAAGGTCCTCCAGTTGGCGGTGGAGTTCGGCGATCTGCGTGTCTTTTTCTTGGGCGGTTTTGTTGGCTTCCTCCCAGAGATCTTTCCACTGGCCTTGGTCTTGGAGGACCTTCTTGCGTTGGTCGTCCTGTTTTTTGTAGACCTCGTCCAGCTTTGCCTTGATGCCTTGGAAACGTTCGTCGGCTTCGGCCGCTTGGACCTTTAGGGCATTGATCTGGGACTCGTACTCAGCCTTGATGCCCGAGACATCAAGAGTGGGTTGAGCGGTGTCGGCTCCAGCCACAGGCTGGGGTTCAGGCGCCACGGGCGTCTGGATGACTTGCTCTTCCATGCGTTAGAACTCGGGGGTTTCGGTAGTGGGTTCGACGAAAACAGGCTCGCTGATGGCCTTTTTCGGGGCCCGGCGAGCGGGTTTTTCGGGTTCAGGCTTTGCAGCCCGCGCAGCTTCGTCCATCTCGACCATTTCCCAGCGGAAACTGCCGTCCGGTTGCTGCACGTAATCCAGGCTCTTCACCAGCGGACTGTAAATAGTGCAGTTCTAGTCTACAACAAAAGAAGATTAGGAATTGGTTTCAGTGTCGTCGACCTCTTCCTCGGTGGTTTCCTCTTCCAGTGATTCAGCGGGTTCGGTCGCTTCGCTGTCCGTGTCCATCGAAATGCCAGCAGACAGGATTTCGCCTTGGCGCAGGATGTCGCGGAATTCTTCGCGGTCGATAACCTGCTGTGCGAACAGCGCTGTGAGTGCTGTGATGTCTTGGCCGATCAGGCGGTCGATGTCGAAGTCGCGGCTCACATAGACCTGAGGTGGCTCCAGCTGGAGGTAATCGGCGGCCAGGTTGAAGGCGCCTTGCAGCGTTTGCTGTAGGTCCATCGAGACCATCGACAGCATCGAGTTGGTGTCGACGCGGTCCAGGCGGCGGGCGTCGGCAGATTCGGCGACAAACTTTTGCTGGCTCAGAGTGCTGATGCCCAGCGTCGCCATCTGCATCTGCAGTTCTTTTATTTCGTTTGACTGGGCCTCGAAAGCGCTAGACGCAGGCTCCACGTAATAAGCCTTGTTACCGGGCTGCATCGCCAACGCATAGTTAACGCTAATGGCAAGGTCCTTGGTCTGGTCGTCCCAGCCTTCGAGGACAAGCATGGGTTGGCTGGCGACATGCAGGCTGTGGATCAGGTCGGCTTGGCGTTGGAAATGGGCCAGGTTTAGGTAGGCGATGTCCAGTAGTGGGGGTTTGCTGACCAGCGTGTCGGTCTTGTTCGAGTAAAGGGTTACGAGGGGGATTTCGCCCAAACTGTAAGCGCCAGTTTCAACTAGCTCGTAGTTGCCGCCCGTAGGGCCTGTTACGTCAAACGAGTTGGGGTACGGCATTTGGCCGTACATGTCCTTGCGGCTCTCCAGTTGGCGGTAGATCTCGTAGCGGCCTGGCTCGATGACGCGGATCTGGTCGTACACTTTTTCGCCGAAGCGGCCGTCGGGGACGATCGCTTTTTCCGCAATGCGGACCTGGATCAACTTGCCGTAGTTGACCTCGCGATCCAAGCGCCAGCCGTACACATTCTGCGGGTCGACCTCGATCCAGTACGGGCGGCGGTTCAGGGCACGTTCTTCCGCCAAGCTGCGGGCGCCAGTTGGGGCTGGGAAATCGACCAGTGTGTGGCAGTGGCCGTAGGTAAGGGCGCAGATCAGTAGGCGGCGGGCATACTCGTCCAGGTCCGAGCCGCAACCGTCGACGTCCTTGGCGAAGATTTCGCTCCAGTAGGGGTCGCCTTCGAGGACGATCGGTTTGCGTAGGATCAGGCCGGCAGCGGCGCGGACCAGTCGTTGGGTGAAGGGTGAGAAGACGGCGCGGTTGACGCGGGCCAAGTAGGCCGTGTAATCCTCGCGGGGTTCTAGGGGGAGGAAGGTTTCGCTGTTTTCGCGCAGGTATTCGGTGCCGAGGCTGACCGCTTTCATGATTTCCCAGCCGCGCATCATGTCCAGCACGGCGCGGGTGCGCGTGAAGGGTGAGTCAGTCGGGCCTTCGAAGGTCGAACTGACAAGATGGGTGCGGATTTGGCCGGGAACTGCGTAGGTCATCGGGTCACCATTTCACCTTATCGGCCCAGTAGGCGGCGGACATTTTGCCTTTCTTTATGTTAGAGGCATGACGCGCTTTGAACGATGCCCTTCTGGCCTTCGCTGCTTCTGTTTCTCCTGTTTTTGGTGGTGAGCCAGTTACGCCCTGTTGGCCGAAACGGATAAGTTTTACTTTGTCGCCGTCTTTTGCGAGGACAACGTGTGATTTTTCGGGGTGATTGGGGGTGCGTTTGGGTTTGTTATAACCCTCGAAGCGTTCGCCGCGATATTCAATCATCGTCTTCGGGCTCCTCGTCGTCGGGATCGGGAAGGGGCACCAGCACTTCGATTCCGTGGGCGAGCATTGTGATAAATCCGCCCAGAGTTTCGGGTATTGATGGTGTTTTGAAGGCGAATGTGGCGTGAGTGAGGTTGTCTTCCGCGTCGATTTCGATGTGGATGCAGCCGCCGTTAATGGTTTGGATTGCCATTAGCCGTGGTACGCAACTGCGATGTATGGGGTTACGTCGGGAGTACCAGAGTCGACTTGCGAGATGCGTAGTCTGACTTTGGCTGCGGGTTTGCCGTCGTAGAAGTAAACGTAGGCTCCAGCGGAGTTGATGGTTTTAGCAGTTTCGATGGTGAACCAGTTGCCGTTGAAGCTGCACTCGATGGCGAGTTTGAAGTTGGCGGAGCCGACCACGGTGGCAGCCATGCTGTAGCTGCCCGAGTGAGCAGGGATCTCGAACCAGTCGTCGAGGGCGGTGAGTTTGGCGCCGGTGTATTCGACGATGTTTGTGTGGCGGTCGATGGCGGTAATAGCTTTGGCGGCCATGATTACTTGCTCCGTTTTTTGGTGGGTTTAGCCGGTTTGGCGGTTTTGGCGGCTGCTTTGAAGGCAGCGTCGGTTGGGGCGCCTTTTGAGCCAGGCTTACGCATTTTTTCGTTGCTTCCGGCAGCGATGCGCTTGCGCTTGGCATTGATATTGGCGTAGAGACCGGGTTTAGCCATTACTTGGTCCTCTTTTTGCGGGTTTGGCCAGCCTCGGAGAGGGCGATGGCGATTGCCTGCTTGCGGCTGGTTACTTTTTTGCCCGAGCTGGACTTAAGGGTGCCGGCGCCGTACTCCTCCATTACCTTGGAGACCTTTTTCTGGGCTTTTGTGGGCTTTTTGGCCATGGCTCCAGGGGGATTTGTCTCAGTCTACGGTGGTTAGTAGAGGCGGTAGTTGGTGCTGCCGAGCTTGGAGTAGTTGACGAGGTTGAATTGTTGGAGGCAGAGGTAGCCGAAGGCGTCGAAAGCGTGGTCGACGCCGAGATTTTTGTTGGGGAGGCCGGTGTTTGGGGTGTAGGTCAAGGTGCGGAGGGATTTGATGAGTTCTTTGCAGCGCGGGTGGATCAGGGTGCGGCGTGTTCCAGCAGCGTCCAAAAGGGCGGTGTTGACGCACGTGACCTTGTCGCGGATTTTCCAGGGGGATTTGGGGCTGGAGACGGTGAAGCCGCTGCGGCGGAGGATGTTGTGGTCGGTGAGTCCCACGCCGCTGGTTTTGCGGGCGCCGCCGGTGGGGTCGGGGCAGGCGATGATGCGGCGGTCGACGCCGAAGCGGCGGGTGACTTCTTCGGAGAAGTCCCAGGTGGTGGCGCCACCGGTGAGCATGATTTCGTCGAAGACGTAGAGGGTGTCGTCTTTTTTGACCGCGCAAATGCCCGACATGGGGTCAACGTTGAAGTCGACGCCGAGTAGGAGAGGCAGGACGGGGATGTCGGCGGCTTCGGTGGAGATGTTCGAGTCGGCGAAGGAGACCGCCACTAGGCCGGAAAGATTCTCGAAGCTGGCTTCAAATTCTTGGCGGAAGGTGCGGGCGTCGAGTTGGCCTCGGGCGGCTTCGATTTCTTCCGGTGGGACGTTGTCGCCTTCGATTGTCGTGAATTGCCAGCGGCTCCAGTCGTTGTCGCCGCTTTCGGCGTATTGCCATAGTTCGTAGAACCAGCTGGCAGTGCCGTCGGGGGTGGAGATGAACAAAGCCCAGCCTTGTTTGTCCGCTAAAGCCGGGCGGATTACCTCGAACCAGACTTCGGCGTCCATGAAGGCGGCTTCGTCCAGCACCACGCCGGCCAAACTGCGGCCGCGCAACGCCATTGCGTTTTCGGTGCCCTTTAATTCGATCGTGCTGCCGTTTACCAGCTCAATCTTCAGGTCGGTTTCGTTCTTGCTCTTGATCCAGGCCTTTGGGACGAGCTTTTTCATCACCTTCCAGGCGATGTCCTTCGCCATTCGGTATGTAGGGGCCGCGTAAAAGAACGTTTCGCCCGGCCGCTCGATCGCCCCACGCAATAATTCGATACATGACAGGTAGCTTTTGCCGAAGCGGCGGCCGGCAACCAGCACACGGAAGCGTTTGCGGCTGCCAAACACCTCGCCTTGGGCCCAACGGAGCGTTAATGCTGGCGATTCGGGCATTTAGTGGCCATTTTTCTAGCAGGTACCCTGCAGTGTATTACAA